CCTTGTCGATGCCCCGGGGCTCATGGTCCAAGGGAACCTTTGTGCCCAGCTCCTTGAAGCGCGAAACCAACTCGTCACGGGTCATGTAGACCCGGCGCCACACGCAATAGACCTCGGCCCACGTCCTGGCCCCGGGGTTGTGCCCGAAATCCTTCCAATAGACGTAGTCGTCTATAACCTCTTCATATTCGGGCTCTTCGTAGGCCTCGCCTTCGACGTAGAACCCGCCGTCCCCGTCTTCGAGCACGGAAGCGGGATCATCAACCGGCGTCCCGTCCGGTTTGACATACCCCGCATTCGTGACCTGCACCCCCTCCGGCGGGGTCTGTTGCAGGACCGGAATGCGCGGCATGACCTCCCGCATATGAGGGACGTAGCGCTGCCAGGAGACCGCGAGGCCCGGCAGCAGGAAGTCTTCCACGCAGCTCTTGACCGTCGAATCGAAACGGGGATCGCAGTCCATCCCGTAATCAAGGACACGCTCTGCGATCTCAGCAGCCACCCGGGAAACCGGATCGTTATCCTTGAACCGGCGCTGAACGTCCGCCTTCGGAATACGGGAGTAGAGGACCGGCTTCTGCGTCTCGACGTTCGCCCACAGCAAGGCAAACCGTTTGGCATTCTTGTCCTGTTCTGCGCGTTCATCCCTGTACCGCTTGACGATCTTGTCGCCGCGATCGAAGAAGGATTTCCGTTCCTTCTCGAACAGGTCAATTTCGGTGACGTAGCGCGCGACCAAGCCTCTCGGGTCGTTCCCGAAGTCGGCTTGCGTCTCGGCTGCGGCGGGCTGCTGTTTCATACCGTGAACGTGCCCAATGAGGACCAGTTGACCGCGCCCTTGGCCTCCGCGAAGGCCTGCATGGCGTCGTTGACGTTGGTGTGAGTCGCGACCAGCTTCTGATTGATCCAGGCCAGCAAGCGGCCGTTGAAATCCCCGCTACCGATCCCATCCAGATCGAACAGGGCGTGCCAATCGCCGTTGTAGTCGTATGCGGTGCTCGTGAGCGCCCGCACCGATGCTTGCCGCAAGCCCTGCTGGGACATCTCAGATCCTTCCGCCTGCTCTCGGGCTTGAGGCCCACGCCTCGTCAATGGTCAGGGTCGATGGACCGCCAACGACGATGACCTTGGGGGCCGCCGGCTCTATAGCGACCGGTGGTTCACGCCAGACCCACGCCAGATAGCGGAATGCATCCGCCGGGTGGCTCGTCCAGTCGTGGACCGGATTGTCCGTAAAGCACTTCTTGGCGTCGTCCCATTCACGCCTGTAATGGCGAAGGGCCTCGATGCCGTCCTTGCACTTCTCCGCGTCGAACCAGCAGCGCGGCCACATCGCTCGCGCGGCCTGAACGCCAGCCTGAACCGTGTTCTTCTTGACCAGCCAAAGCGACAGACCGCGGGCCTTCGCCTGCTCGATCACCGTCTTTCCGGCACTCACCAGGCTCTTGGCCTGCGCGTCGTGCGGCACCCAATGGCGGCCGTACTTGTAGGGCTTCGCCTTCAGGACGTCGCAATAGTGCTCGATCGACTTCCCGTGGCTGGCGTAATAGTCGATGATCCTGACTTCGCCATGCGCGACCTGAAAGAACCAGATCGCCGTGTCATCGGTGAAGCCCAGATCCCACGCCGTACTGACCGGCAGGGTTGGGTCATAATCGACCTTGCCAATCCGCCCCTGCTGCTCGGCCCTCAGAATCTCAGAGCCGTAGTAAGCCCCGAGAATCGCCGCGTCGAACGAGCACAGATATTCCTGCTCGAACAGGGCGTTTCCCGCTTCCTCGCCATAAAGCGAGACGTATTCGCGCCGTTCCTGCTCGACGATATGAGGAGGGAGCGCCCCCGTGTCTTCAACGGTCAGGCGCTCGGCGTACCAGTTGGGGTCCGCCTTCGCCATGTCGAACGTTGTGTGGCCGTGGTTCCGACCACGCGACGTGTAGATGAACAGCGCCCAACCGCCGTTCTCGGCCAAGATTGGCCGCAAATACGCCCACGCCGCAGGATCGGCCAGCGCCCATTCGGAAAAGACAATTCCGACTGGGGCCGAGCCCACAAGGCTGTTGTAGTTGTCCGACCCGACGACCTGCCAGCTCGACCCGCTCTTGAAGCGGATGAGCATGTCCTGCTCGCGCGTCGTCTCCCGGACGGCTTCGGGGAACGCCTCGTCTATACGCCGCTTCCCGGTGTGCGGGTTGACCGCATCCCAGATCGCCTTACGCGCCTGCGCCGCCTCGGGCAGCATGTGCCAGTAGTTCCCGACGCGCTGGAAGGACGAGACCGCCGACCAATGCAGGCAGACGTCATCCTTGCCGGCCCGGCGATGCCACACGGCGACAGCGCGTTTGCCGCCGTTCTCAAGATAGGCCCAGAGCTTTCTCTGATACCGGCGAGGCTGCCAGTTATTCGGGAGCCTTATCGCTGAACCGGACAATCTCAATCCTCAACGGCCCGCCGCCGTCGCCTTTGTGCTCGATCGCGGCCAACTTGGCGTGGACATACGGCGCCGCAGCCTTCGCCATGTCGTCCCGTCGTTGGGACTCTGCGCTCTCGTCGCGCATGACACGGAGCATGTAATCAAGCGGCGTTTCGCCGCCCGACTCCGCAGCCTCTTGAATCGCCCGCGTGCTCTTGCTGATCGCACCCTTCGGACGCCCAGAGCCGGGCCGCTTCCCACCTCGCGACATGGTTTGATTTCCGATTGATTTAAATCAGCGGCACCGGCCGCCCGTGAACAAGGTCTGCCGCACCTGACAGCGCTTCGGCTTCTTCCTCGCCCTTCCCGAGTACTTGCGGGTGTTCAAGACCTTGCGCTCTCGGGCGGTGCGGGAGGGCTTGGACATCAGAGCGGCCGAATGCGCTTTGCAATCCAGGCAAACACGTCAGGATTGCTCACCATGGCCGACGCGAGCCCGATCGAGACCGCCGACACAGTACGCTCTTCATCGTCGCCCTGATGGACGCCCTGCCCCTCGTAAATGCAATGCATGATCTCGTGCAGCAGCGTCTCGGCCGCCTGATTGACCGGAACCCCGCGCACCTGAATGCGGATCACATGCGACAGACGGTCGGTCTCGCCATACCTGCCCGCCGCTCTCGCCTCGTGCTCGGGCCACTCCACGACACGGTATGAGCGGTACCCAATGCGGACCCGCTTGGGCAGGTTCACTGCGGCCATCAATCCCTCTGTCTCAGCGATCGGTCCTAGGTCACGCCACAGGACGAAGTTTCGCCCGGCGTCTCTTCGCCAACATCTGGTCTTGGGCCTCGCGCGGATTGTTCGGCAAGGTCCGCATGGCAGATACAGCCTCATGGAACCAATGCGACGACAGGCCGTAGTGGCCGTCAGAGTGGCGCACGTAGAGGACGTAACAGCTATCATCCACGGCGATCTGAACGCGCCCACCATGCTCGCTGGCAAGGGTCAGGACCGGGGTAAAGTCGCTGCCGTTCTTAGTCGTGGCCTGCTCGTCAGTCTCGACGATCTGGTACATCAGCCCCTCTGGATAAGATCACGACGGGCCGGTTTCCCGGCGCTGGATTCGCCGCAATGCGGCAGATGTTGTAACGGCTCCCGCCAGTGAGACGGTCACATGCGTTGACCGTACCAGCCACCTCTAGCCGTCGTGAATCAGCCGCCGCCCGATCCCGGCCTTTGTGGATAGGCTATGCCCTGAGAGGGAGCCGGTGGGCGGCGATTCGAATAAAGGTCGCAACGAACAGGTCAGCAGAGTCGCACTGCCGCAGGGACTGCCTCCCAGTTCGGAGGATTTCTGCCACTCGGCCCTGCCGTCGCGATACGAGAAGGGCCGCGCACCCGTGAGAGTGGCGGCCCCTGAATTGGTGCTGGCTTAACCCGGTTCACATTGCGGTGCCGGGACCACGGCCACCATACGGAGGCGCCGCCAGCGTGGTGAATGCCGATGCTTGCGCAGAGCGGCGGACCTGTTTCTGCGGCACCGAATTTTGAAGGCCATCGGCACCGAGGGGCTTACGCTTTGCCTTGCTTAGACCGCCCCCGAGTATCGGCTTTGCCTCTATAGCGTGGAGACCACGCCGCCGCAGAACTGTTCGCGCCACGTAGGCGCAACTCTAAATCTCGCAAAACAGTATGCGCGTCGATGTTTCAAGTGTCCACTATCAAAGGTGTTTCATTTGTTTCAAGCAGCTATTGATTGTGAGAGACGCTTGCGCGCGATCTCCATGAGTGCCGCTGTCCAGATGCGCCATGCGCCCGTGCGGCTCAGTCGGAACTCGATGCAGATTCGCTTCCAGCCGATCCGCGA